TACTGCCGTCAAGTGGTTAACCAGATGCGCCAACAGCGCCCGCGCGTCAAGGTTCACGGCGTCAACAACGAGTCGGACGCTAAGGTTGCCGAAGTTATCCAAGGCATCGTTCGCCACATTGAAGTCAACAGCAACGCTGACAACGCCTACGACACGGCTGCGGACTATGCCGTGCGCTGCGGGTGGGGCTTTATCCGTGTTCGGACGGACTACATAAGCGAGGACAGTTTTGAGCAGGAAATCTTCATTGATCCTGTGGATAACCCGTTTACTGTTTACTACGACATCAATTCGGTAGCGCCGGACGGATCAGACGCGGAAGAATGTCTGATTACCATGATGATGCCGAAAAAGGTGTTCAAAGACCTGTACCCTGGCGCAGAAGTGGACAGCTTTACCCAACGCGGCACGGGCGATAGCCAGTCGGAGTGGATCACTAAAGAGGACATTCGGATCGCCGAATACTTCTACACCGAGCGCAAAAAGACCGAGTTGGTCATGCTGTCAGACGGCACAACGGTGTTCAAAGAGGACTTGCCAAGCGAGGAAAGCATGGACTCGGCGGGTATCTACGAGATTGACCGCCGATCTACGTACCGAAAGTACATCAAATACTGCAAGCTGACTGCCATCGAAATCCTTGAGGAAAAAGAGTGGCCTGGGAAATACATTCCCATCGTGCCAGTATACGGGCGGCAGGTGGTCATTGGCGACAAGCGCAAGAAATTCGGCATGGTGCGCCACGGCAAGGACGTCCAGCGCATGTATAACTTCTGGCAGACCAGTCTGACGGAATCGGTTGCGCTCGCACCAAAGGCCAAATGGCTATTGGCAGAGGGCCAAGACGAGGGCCACGAAGGGGATTGGGCGCAAGCCAACGTCAAGTCGCTGCCCGTGCTGAAGTACAAACAGACGGACATTGAGGGCCGACCCGCCCCAACGCCGTCGCGTCTGCAGCCCGAGCCGCCGCCCGCAGGCATTCTTGCTGCCGCCGCCACCATCGACGATGACATCAAGACCCTAATGGGCATTTTTGACCCTGCTCAACTGAAGCAAGGCAACATCAGCGGCAAAGCACTTAACGGTCAGATTCAGCAAATGGATTTGACCAACTTCGATTTCTACGACAATCTGACAAAATCCATTGCCCACATCGGCAAGGTTTGCCTTGATCTGATCCCGAAAATCTACGACACCCACCGCATCATGCGGATCATTGGGGCAGACGGCAAGCCAGATATGGTGAGCATCAACGAGCGCAAACAGGACGAGCAAGGCGTCTGGCGCGTGCTGAATGACGTCACCGTAGGCAAGTACGATGTGGTAATGGAAACCGGCCCAGGCTACAACTCCAAGCGGGAGGCCGCCGTGGATGCCATGATGCCGCTAGTGGGGTCAAACCAGAAACTATTTGAGGTCGCGGGCGATCTGGTGTTCCGAAACATGGATTTCCCCGGTGCTGACATGATTGCCGACCGGCTGGCCGCGATCAATCCCTTGGCGCAGATTGACGAGAAATCTGACGTCCCGCCGCAAGTTCAGATGCAACTGCTGCAGAGCAAACAGCAGATGGAGCAGATGGCGCAGCAGATTCAAGCCCTGCAAATGACCATCAAGCAGCGCCAAGACATTGAGCAGGTCAAGCAAGACGCCGAAACCAAGCGCAAGCTCATGGACGTCACGGCTCGGGCGCACAACACGGAAACGATGGCAGAAGTCAAGGTCAACGACCAGAACACCCGCGCCATTACCAGCCAGAACAAGATGGAAATTGAGGCAATCATGGAATTGATGCTGCATCACATGGATACCAGCCGCCTCAATGCCGAAATCGACCGTCGAAACGCAGAACAGGCCCGCGCAATGGCATTTGCCGTGCAGGATATTGAGCAGGCAGGAAACCCGTTTAGGCAATTGACGCAATAAACGGGGACGGATATAGTTTGTAAACCTTACCCGTGAGGCACACGGGGCAAATTCTTAGGGAAACCTATGTCGGACAAACAAGCATCGTCAGTTTTGACGAGCGACAACGCAGCGGAGTTTTATGCAGAAAGATTAGGTTTAGCTGAGGCTGAGCCGCAGACTGAGGCGAATGCGGAACCCGTAGAGGAACCCGCATCCGAGCCAGAACCTGAGCCAGAACAGAGTGAACCTAAAGAAGCAGAGGCCGCTAAACCACAAGAGGAGCGCAAACAGAACCCAAAACTCGAAAAACGGTTTTCCGAGATCACCAAGCAACGCGAAGAAGCACGGGCCGAGGCCCAGCGGGAACGCGAAGCAAGGGAAAGCTTGGAACGACGCCTAAAGGAACTTGAGCAGAGGGCAGCGCCAACACCCGTAGCGCCGCAGCCTGAGCAAGAACCGCAACCGCATCAGTTCCAAGACGCTTTTGAATACGCAAAAGCACTCACGGATTACCGCGTTGAACAGCGCCTTGCACAAGAGAAGGCAGCAGAAGCACAGGCAAGAGCACAAGCGGAGCAGCAAAAGGTCATCAATTCCTGGCTGCAACGAGTTGAAGCGGCTAAAGCGGAGCTACCGGACTTTGACGCAATGCTGGCAAGCGCAAGTGATGTTCCTGTCCCTGACCACATCAGGGATGCAATGCTCACAAGTGAGGTGGGGCCAAAACTCCTGTATCACTTCGCTGAGAACCCGGACGTCATCAAGCGACTGTCAGACATGCCGCCTGTAAGAGCGTTGGCTGAGTTGGGCAAACTGGAAGCGAGATTCGAGGCTAAACCCGAGAAACCGACTGTGGCAAAAAGCAAAGCACCAGAACCAATCCAGCCCATTCGCGCTAATGGAAAAGCTGACTTGCCCATCACCGCCAACGGTGAATTCCACGGGACATATCAGGCATGGAAAGAAGCACGAAAGGCCGGAAAGATTCGCTAAACCTAATCTTTTTGGAGTCTAGAAATGGCAAACCAATTGCTAACTATCTCCAAGATCACCAACGAAGCGTTGATGGTCTTGGAAAACGAACTGACCTTCACCTCGGAGGTTGATCGCAACTATGATGACCAGTTCGCGGTTGTCGGCGCGAAGATCGGTAACACGGTCAACGTCCGTCGCCCGGGCCGTTTCATCGGTACTACCGGCCCTGCGCTGAACGTTGAAGATTTCAACGAAACCAGCGTGCCCGTGACCCTGAGTACCCAATTCCACGTCGACACCCAATTCACCACTCAAGACTTGGCGCTTTCGCTGGATATGTTCTCGGATCGCGTGCTGAAGCCCGCAGTGGCTGCAATCGCAAACAAGATTGACCGTGATGGTCTGTCTCTGGCTGCGCTGCAAACCGCCAACATTGTTGGTACTGCTGGCACGCCGCCGAGCGACCTTATCACCTACCTGACCGCCCAGGCTTACCTGGACGCTGAAGGCGCACCGCGTGATGGCCGTCGTTCTTGTATCGTTGAGCCGTTCACCTCGGCCACGATCGTCAACGCCCTGAAAGGTCTGTTCAATCCCCAAACGGAGATTTCTGAGCAGTACAAGAAGGGTTTGATGGGCCGTGATTCCGGTGGCATGAACTGGAAGATGGATCAGAACGTGGTTTCTCAGACCTTTGGTTCGTTTGCTGGTACTGCTACCAACAACACGACCACCGGGACGGGTTTCCTGACTTCTGGTTGGGCTTCAAGCAGCACCATCAGCATTACCGCTACTGGCGCTGTGAGCCTGAACGCTGGCGACGTCATCACCATTGATGGTGTGTACGCTGTCAACCCGCAGAACCGCCAAGCTTACGGCAGCAACAAGCTCCGTAACTTTGTGGTAAAGCAGGCCGTTTCTGGCACGGGCACTACGCTGTCTGTTGTGGTTAGCCCCGCGGTGATTACCGCTGGTCAATTCCAGAACGTCAGCATCCCCACGACCAGCTCGACCGCTACCGTCAACTTCTTCAACAAGACGGGCGCTGTTTCGCCGCAGAACATCATCATGCACCGCAATGCGTTCACGCTTGCATGTGCTGATCTTGAACTGCCCGAGGGCGTTCACTTCGCAGGCCGCGCTTCCGACAAGGAAATCGGTCTGTCGATGCGTGTGGTGCGTCAGTACACCATCAATAACGATTCGATCCCGACCCGTATTGATGTGCTGTATGGTTGGGCACCGCTATATCCGGAACTTGCTTGCCGCGTGGCAGCGTAAATTAGGAGGGACTCAAAAATGTCTAATCCTGGGCCAGCAACTACTACCAGCACCCACCCGTCAAACCTGGGCACCAACCAAGCGCTGCGCCTTCTGGCATCCGCGCAAGGTGTGAGCCTGGGCCAAACTGGTGATGCTGCAACCCTGCCGATCAACAACAGCACGACGTACTCGGTTTACCAAGTCATCGTGACCAACGCATCGGCAGATGTGTCCACCGGCTACGTTGGCGTGTTTACGGCACCTTCTGGTGGCGGCACGGCAATTGTGTCCAACGCTGTCCTGACCGGCGTGACCGGCAGCACCGTGGTGTCGCAGCGCACCGTGGCGTCGACCGCAGCACAGACCGCACAGAACCTGTATCTGAGGGTCGGCACTGCAGTCACCGGAACCGTCGATGTGTACGTTTTCGGGTATGACTTCAGCCAATCGTCCTGATTGACATGAGGTAAAGGGAGAAGGCCACCTTCCAAAAGAGGGTGGCTTTTTCTCTTGTAAACGCTACAATTTATTGACTTCTAAAGGGGCACTCTGTGATTTCCCAATCCTTCCGCATCGTCGGTCAGACCACCAAATTGAGCGTCACGGATACCGGAGTGACCTCGGGTCTTATCAAGACCACATCTCCTGACCAAACCAATTACGCA